TTCCCTCCTCTTAGAAACTAAACTTGTCCAAGATTGCGTCAACGGCTTTCTTGGTGTCTTGTCGTACGGCTTCGTTCTTGCGTAACTCTTGTGCAGTCACACCAACTAACAAGCCCTCCAACTCCTTGCGTGCGCCCTCGAGCGTGGCGTCACCTACTACATTGAGCGCCTTGGTCAAGTCACACAACTCCAACGCACCCTCAACAAGTGAGTCGTGGAAGCGTCGTTGCTTGGCTTCGCCCTGCACATAGTCAGTAGTCAAGCGGTCAGACATGCGCTTCAAGTGGGTACTCAAGCGATCGCGTATGTCGTTCATAGCGTTGGTGATGCGCTCTTCTGCTAACTCGTCCAACTTCTTCTTGAGTTCGGCTTGCGCTTCGTTGCCCACATCTACGCGGAAGTCACCCGCAACAGGCACAGGCATGTAGTTCACGCGGAACGCAAACTTAGTCATGATCTCGTTAGCGGTTGGGTAGTCCTCTCGCTTGAACATATCACCCAATGCCATAGCCTGAGCCGTGATCAATGTGGGATAGATTGTGACGAACGACTTGACCAATGCTTCGATCTCTTCGTTGAACTCATTCATGCGCTCGGTGAACGCCATGAAGTTCTGCGTAGGTAACAGGCGTAAGCCTGAGTCAGACCAAGGCAAGGTGTGGTCATAGACATACGCACGCGCACGACCAACGGCTTGCGTAATAACATCTAACTCGGTGCGACCCGCCAATAGATGTTTGTTAACACGAGCCGCATCTTTCGCGGCGGCATGTTTGTTTGCCACTACCTCGTCAGTAGTTGAGCGGTCTAACTTGCGTGCAGTCCAGACTGATGCGTTGAACTCTACGAGCATGGCGCATGTGTCTAAGTTATAGCGTGGTGTATTCATGTTGTTTCTCCTAATGGTTAATAAACTTACGGGGTGATACGCAAGACCTTGCCTGTGTGTGGTACGAAATCTTCGTTGTCCACAACACCAAACAAGACAGGCATATTGGGAACGCGATAGTCACTCTCGATGTAACCATCTGTTAAGTAGATGATTGCCTTGGCAACAATCTTGTGCTGATCTACATAGTCGGCAACGCATGACACAGTAGTGCCACCACCACCGACAGGCTTCATCAACTTGGCAATGTTCTCGTACTCGTGTGGCTTGAACGATTGATCGCCGTCAACTGATGTGTCCCACCACAAGATGCGTACGCTGTCAGGCTTGACGTTGTTACATACACGCGCAATCTCACCGAACACGACAGGGTAGTAGCCGTGCATAGAGCCAGAGGTATCGCAAGCGATAACAATGTCACCGACAGACTCGGTGAAGTGCGAGGGCATAACGAAGCCAGACGCAAGCAAGCGCTTGTTGGGCGGACAGAAGCGTGAGTTCTCATCACCCTGACAGATAGCAGTAATGAAGTCCTGCAACGCATCACGCCAGTTAGTCTGACGATCTTGTGCGTGACCGAACACATCACGACCGCCCTTAGCCTCACCGCGCAACTTGCGTGACATCAACTCGCCTTGACGATTGGCATCATCAATCTCCTTGCCCAACTTCTCGCGGTCTTCTATCGAGCCGTCGTCGGGAGACATCTCATGCTCGTCGAGGGGTTCGCCCTCGCCGTCACCACCCGCACCACCACCGCCCTCCTTGGCGTTCTTGAGTAAGTCCTTGAGCACCTGCACATACGACATGCCGAAGTACTTGCGATCAATACACAACGACTCAGTAGGACGCTCGACGAACTTGAAGTCGGGGTCCATCTCCTCGATCAACGCATTGACCACGAAGTCCATAGCAATGTTGTTGATGCGGTGCCCATACTTCTTGCACAAGTCGTTGTAGAACGGCATCACGCAATGCTTGAGTGCCACATGGAAGTTCTCGTGCAATACAAGATAGCGCAACTGCTTGCGCGTCAATGGCGTAATGAACTTAGCGCCATACTTCTTGTGCTTGCCGTCAGTACCCGCAGTAGGTATGCCCTCGACAACCTCTGATCTACCCATACAGATAACGCCAGCGAGTAGCGCGAACTGTGGGTGACGCATGCAATCAATGTTGACTGCTTGTATACGCTGATTAAGCGTCATCTTCTCGAATGATGTAGCCATGAATACTCTCCTTACTTAGTTGTGAAAAAGATTTTGTGTTCGTTCAGCATCTTGCCGAAGTCGTTGAGCGTAGCGAATAACGCGACGCGAGTAGAGTTAGCAATGGTGTTGCAGAAGATCGACTGCATCTCTGCACGCATACGCCACACATACTTGACTACTGCTTCTGCCTCGGTGCGATCTTTACAACGCGACACGAATTGGAAGACTTGAATCAACTGTGCTGATGGGTTGTCAGCAAGCGGTGCCTTGAGCGGGTCAGCAACAACGCGATCAAACGAACAGATGTCACGACCGAAGCGAACGAACGACGCCATATCCTCAGCAGTCACAGCACCGACAGTGCCTACGAGTGCCGCTTCTAATGTGTCGTCGTCAAGCACGCCGTCACCCTCGTCAAGAATGTCACCCGCCGCCGCTAATGAGCGAGGAGTTGCATACGCAAGAGCCATAGCACGAGGATTGAAGATGCGTGCGTTGTCCTTAGATAAGTCTTTGCCCTCGTACTTACCACCCTTCTCGTAATCAAGGAACGAGTCCATGACCATGTCGTAGTTGTTAACGAACGCAATCACATTGGCATTGATACCCTTTTCTACTGCCCACTGCACCCATTCCTTAGCGGTAGGCTTACGCATCTTGACGAACACAAGACGATTGCGAAGATGCGCTTGTATGCTATCGCCGAGACCCTCGACTGCTAGGTTGGTACCGCAGAAGACTACGCTACCCTCGACGAAGTGATAAGGACCAACGCGTTGCTCGTAGACGATAGGCGCGAGAACATTCTTGATGAACTGCGGTGCCTTGGCGATCTCGTCGAGCATGATGAGCACAGGCTTGCCACCATTGATACCGCGCTGATTGTCCTTTGATACACCGAAGCGTTCATTGGGCAACTCACGAGATACGCCATGCTCACGATCTAAGTCGGGCATCCACACCGAGCCGTCAGACAACTGCGTGCAGTCGATAGGGTCAACGGCAATGTGATTGGCAAACTTAGGCATAGCCTTGAGCGCATGGAACAACGCAGTCTTACCGATACCATTCTCGCCCTCGACAATGATGGTGCGCTTGTGACCGACTGTTGCTATGAGGTTTAGAACCTGTGTGAAAGACAAATATTTATTCATTGTGAATACTCCTGATAGTTGATTAAAGAAAAGGAAATCTCGGGAGTGCGTTGCTCCCGAGTTATTATTATAAAGGATTTGTCAAAGGATTGACAAGTGTTATACATGCACATTCGATCTAGGGTATTCCCCGATCAGGGGGAACTGAGGTATCTCCACCCTATGAGACTGCTTGTTAGCGCCTGCTATCGCTAGACACCGCTTGAGCATTGCCACCTCGAAGTCACTCTCTGTAACAGGTTGTGCTAAGTCTTTAATGGTGCTCTTTGTCCCGCGCCATGTGTTGAGGTTGAAGTCATTTTGTGCATACCCACGCTTAGACGCAAGCATGTCGAAGACTGCCTGACCTATCTCAAAGAACGTGTTGATGTTCTCCTCAGTAGGCGTGCCGTTGACGATACCCTTGACTGCATCATCTGCGTGACGAACAAATGCATACTCACCAAATGGTCTGCCCATGTTGTGATCTAAGGTGACATGGTCTGTGTAGTCAGGCAAACGCATTGTCGCAAGCATCACATAGTTAGCGAGGTTGGCTTTCTTCTGAGCACGCTCGGACTTGTCTGCATTGTTAGATAAGAATCTAAAGTGTTGTGTGTGCCGTGACTTGTCGGTGATGAGTTTGTCGTCCTTGAAGTATGCGTCAAGACTAAATGGTATGCCGTCTTTGTCCTCGATTGATGAGCGACTGTATACAGGCATGACCACTCTGCCCTTATCACTATCTGTTTCGTTGACCTCGCTGACGTATAGCCCCTGCCACATGAACGATCGGCTAGTTATAGAGTTGTGCCCCATGTATAACTTACGCTCGACACCCTCGGCATCAGGTGCGTAGAAGCGCGCCATGATGGTGCTATACAACTTGATGTCGTAGTGGGTGTCGTGCTTGATGATCTTGTAGTGTGCGCCTGATACAGATGCAAGTGGACGCTCGTTGATCGCATAGTTCTTTGAGCGTGGAGGTTTAGCCCTGCCCTCGAAGTATGCGTGTGCTTGGCGGTAGTTATGCAAGCGTGGTAAGTTGTTTGATATTCCATATGACATGATGTGTGCTCCTTAAAATGATGTGTTGAGTTGATGAACTGCATAGATGTAGTCCGATAGATCGAAGTCCATGTCTTCTTCGTCATAGTCTTCTTCACCATCTTCACCTACTGCTACGAACCGATACCCTCCCATATCGAGTTCTCTTGCTTGCGTGTAAATAAATTTGTGTGCTTGGACATCAGGGAAATCCGAATACCACTTCAAGTCAGTCTCCTTAAAGGTGATGATCGGGTCTTTCTGATTGTCGTAGCCACACTCCTCGATAGCCTTTGTTATGTGCTCGTCGTTCTTTGCTAGGCATAGTGCTACGTATGCGTCGCGGTCTTGTATTGATTTGAACTTGATGACGTATGCCACGTCTGATCTGTATCCCATGATTAACTCCTTAAATGATTTCGCCGCGTTTGTTGAAACGCCAGCCGTTGATATAGATGAGTTCGTTGATGTTCTCATCACTTACTTGCCACTCGTAGTCCTCCTTTATCTGTGTGTAAATGTTGTCTGCATACTCTTTCACTGCTTCTAGTGCACGCTCGATCATCAGGTCAAGTCGCTTTGCCCAATGGAAACTGTCGAATAACTCCTTGACATTTGCTCCCTCCATGATGCCTTCGACTAGCGTGGGGTTGTTCTCGTTATCTTCTACGCTCTCGGCATAGTCAACGACATCACCTAGTCTCATGGTGCTTGAGTCGACATAGTGAAAAGAGTTTTGATTGACCTCTACATTCTTATCTATCCAGTCGTTACGCATCAACTCAATGATCATCACCTCCTCACCTATGAACTCAGGGTCAGGGTTGGCTTCAAAGAAATCGATCAGGTCTATTGCACCCGTCCATGATGCGCCGTCATGCGTATGTGTCCCGACTGAGTAGCGCACATCATCAATGATGAAACCTTTCGCACGCCCCTCCTCCTTGGCGCTGTCAATGATGTGCTCACATTCGTAGTCCTGTATGAGTGCGATACGCACGCTGTCCTTAGCCTTCTCGCTGAGTTCGTGAAACTCATAGACTTCCACTTGTGTTGTTACTAGTTCCATTTGCTTTTCTCCTTTCATGGCATGGTTGCTATGCACAACCAATAGTTATACAAATCCCAGTCATCAATAAATACCGATTGCAATTCGTGCCACGGTGCTATACCTTCACTGATTGCATTTTTCATTTGCTTTCTCCTAAGTAAGCGTCTAGTTTGCTGGTCTCTGCCAGTTTGTCGTGCAGTTTCTTTAACTGAACTTTGACTTTTGCCTTTTCTGACTCTGTCATATCGGTGTTATCTTCGAGGTCATACAGCGTTCCCCTATATACCGCGTTAATGTAGTTAATTGCTATTGCGTAAGCGAATTGCTTTGGTGTGTATCCGTTTTTCATTTGTTTTCTCCTTCGGGGTAATGTAGTTGGCTTGCAAGTTCTTCTAGTTTGGAATCGTACGAGTTATACATAATCCAATCAATAAGATACTCAATTTCCGAGTCATTGAACCACTCGCGTAGTCTTTCTTTTTGTTTATGTGTTAGGGACATTTGCTTTCTCCTTTAGTTAATACTTACTGTGAACTCGGTGTTCTGCATCACCTTCTTGACGAGGGTCTCGAACTTACTACCTGAGCCCCACACATCATCAGACTCAAGCACCTCCTCTACTTTCTCTTGCAGATCGAGGTCACCTATCGCTTCGGCGATCATCTCCTCGACTCTGCTCTCATCAGGTATGTCGCTGTCACGCATTGCTTGGCATACCTTCTCGTCGACGTCATAGTTCTCTAGCGCGGAGACTGCCATGTCATGCACTTGGTCTTCGTCTATGTGATCGGTGTCGCGCTCATGCTTGTCGATCGCTTCGTCAATGATGTCCTCCGATACGCTCGCGCATACCTCCTTGATGCGGTCTTCCAGTTTCTCGTCAATGAACGCAAGCGTTGCATGACTCTGCATAACTTCTGCCACTTGCTTGTCGACTAAGCGCTTGATGTGCTCGTCGAGTTGCTTGAATAAATTTGCCAATAGGTTTTCTGTTTCCATGATTAACTCCTAAAAAATAAATAAAAACTTACAGACATGATGTCTGTGAGTTGCTCGCGTATACACACGCGTGAGTGTTCCCTCTACACCTCCCCTCTTGCTTGCAGTTTAAGAATACGCACCCAATCAATGCGCGTTAAGAACCACCTATACAGTGGCGTGTTGCAGTCCTGACAGAGCAGGACTTCGTTGTCACCCTTCGTCATTCATATCTCCGTAGGGTCAGTCTCGAATGACTTACACAATGCACGCAAGCGTGACGAGATTACTTCTAACTGACCGCACACATCTTTGTGTCTGTTTATAAAGTCAAGGTTGTTACTAACAAACTTCACCCTATTGAGTATGCCTAGTAACTCGTGGTGTAAATCTTCCTGTTCTTCTTTAGTCATTTTCTGCCCCCGTATTTGAACCTTTAAAGAAATGTGGTGAACCGAATGCACGGATGAACCCTATTGCCCAGCGTATGCGTTTGCTTGGGAATTGCGGTCTATTCAAGTCCCTGTCATACCGCCACGCCATCATGCTTGTCTGCTTTACATTGGGGTCGGGATACTCAGGCTTTGTGTATGTCCGAAACGCTTTCTGCACTGTCGTGTTGCGTTTGGGTATTGGTGCTCTATATTTAAATCTCGTTTGCGTTCTCATGTTTGCTCTCCTCTATTTGAAAACCATATGCATAGGTATCTGAAGCCTCGTCTGCCTTCGTCTTACCTACCCCAATATCATCAATCACATTTTGCAAGGCACTACCTAAGTCATGCCCTTCGTCATAGGTGACAACTAAAACGAACCTATTGCCCGCGCCTTTGATGTATCTGCCTAAAACAGCAACATCACCATGTATATTCATTCTGCCTTTCATACTCAGTTCTCCTTATAGGTTTGATAAAAAGCCAACGAGGTATTGCTCGGGCACATGGGTTAGCAACTCTGCGAGTGCCGTCATGTCTTTGTTCTCTATGTCAATCTGTATCTGCTCGATAACAGCGTCTACTAGTCCTTCGGTTTTATTCATTCGTCTTCTCCTTCTTCAGTTGGTTCATCTGCGTTTACTTCTTCCTCTAGGTGTGTGAGCCAGTTGTCGATCTCACGCGATACATAACTCGGCATATCGGTGAGCACCTCCTCTCTCCCGTCTGACCACACCACATTCACGCTCCATGCTGTTACTGTTTTCATGCTTGCTCTCCTTTGAGTCGTTGTGTTGCTTCCTTGTCGAACTTGGCTTCTGTCGGGTGCTCAAAGGCAACCACATTTAAGTAGTCATCTTCCAAACCCGCTAGATAGTCCATGTCATCTATCAGTTTGTCTAAGGCGTCTTGTTTGCCCCTGCCTTTGACCCATACCTCTACTGTTACTTTAAAAACTTTCATCTTCGCTCTCCTTACTCTGGTTAATAAAACTCACAGACACCATGTCTGTGAGTGCCTCTCTCACCCACCCTGCGCTATACGCTCGGCGGGACTCGCCCTTGTGGGGCGTGTATATGCGTTGACCAATGGGTCAAAGCGGTGTCTGATTAGTGCGGGCATCTTGATGGGCACTCTGTCTGCCAGAGGTATCGCCTCCCATGCCTGACGCACTAGCGTCTGCATATCCATGTCCGCATACTCTTGCCAACAGTTGAACTTAGGCTCGGCGGGGTGTGTTCGGAAGTCAAGCCATACCTTAGCCTTCAAGCGTTTGAGTTCTCCCAAATAGGTTAGGAAGAACTTGTGCCTGTCCATGTGTCGTGAGGCTAGGGCATAACGCACCGCGTTGTTGACGCGGGTTATTTCCTTGGGCAGTCCCACTAATACGCGGTGATGTTCGTTGCGCCATAGCCTGACCCACCCGTCATATCGTCCCGCCTTCTGCTTGGATACCCTCGCTACCTTGCGCTTGGCAATGATTGATTGCGCTATGAATGGGTGTAGGTCACCGCTTGATGCCTTGGTCACCAGTTCCTTGCGTGTGAGTTTCGAGCGTGGCTTTTTGCGAGGTCGGCAGTATTTGCACAACTTACCTTCGGCGGTGACGAGCACATTGCCCGCGTATCCTTGCGCTTTCATCTGCGCTCGGGTTAATTTGTATCTGAACTCGGCGAGGGGTTTAGTCTCACCGCATGACTTGCAAGTCCTGATAAGAGGACTATAGGTTTCGTTTTCCATGATGCTTCTCCGAAATGTTAACGAGCATACCCACCCTTCTACAAAGCGTGCCCACCCCTATGGGACACCTGTTAGCCCGCATGGATACTAGGTTTGAGCCCTATCATACCCACCTGACACTTGAAATCCAAGAATGAACCAAGATAGATGAGAATAAAAGTGTCCACGAAAAGATGAATATATATATATCTAAAGAAAAGTATATTTATATATATGTCTTGTTGGCACGGACATAGTGCGCGCCAGTATCCATGCGGGTTGCGGGACGCCCATGCGGGGGGGACGGATTGTGAAAGCGTGGGTATGTGTTTTTTTACAACACTTTTGATGTTCTCAGCAACGCGTTGTGGAGAACTCACAGACATAGTGTCTGTGAGTTGCGGTTGCCTTACTTGAAGAGACGCTTCTGGCGGACTGGTCTGCAATCCATCTTGATCAGTTCCCATGCCATGTCATCTTCTTCTGCCTTCTGAATGGCGCGTTGCTTGCGCTCGGTGTTCTTGGCTAGTTCGCCGAACTCTGCGCGGAGGTTTTTCCAACGCTCGCTGTTGCGCCACTTGACCGAGAACTCGTGGTCTGCGCGTGTGTATTTACCCATGATGATTACTCCAGTTATCGGGCAACATTGCCCCGCAAACCTAGCACGCTAGGCTTGCAGAGTAGGCTACGCCTTACTTCTTAGCGGGTTTGTTTTTCTTATGACCTTGCTTGTGATAACGACCGCTACCTTTTTTAGTTGCTGATGGTTGTTTCATGATGATTACTCCTAAAGTTGTGTGGGCAGGATTGCCCCCAAAGCCCACGCGTATGGGCTTGGAGAGTTGCCTACTTAAAACGGAATTGACGGAACTTAGATGTGCCGACTTTGCTGACACGGCGACGGATTACACGCAAGGTGCGTTTCGTGTTGCGAACTTTCATGATGATTCCTAAAGATGTTTGACAGAAAAAGAAACCGCGCGGAGACACCGCTGTCAGACCGCGCGGGAAAAACTCACAGACAAGTTGTCTGTTAGTCGGCTTTGAGTTGCAGAGTTGTGAAGCGACGCTTCTCGCTCGCGCTCAGGGCTTCCCACTTCTTGAACAACCACGCAACCTTGTCTGCTTTGTTGCTCTTGCTTGAAGTCGACTCTGCTTGCACATCATCAAATATCTTGCTGAGCATACGAGTGACTTGTCTCTCATACTTGTTGCCATAACCGAAAGTAAGACCGCGCTGTCCGTCTTTCACTAAGTCCATAGCGCCCTTGCGAACTGTGGCTATGTAATACACAACAAAGGGGCGCGCGGTTGCTTTGTCACCAATGCCATGCTTGAGTAGTTGCGTGGTCAGACTCACAGACATATTGTCTGCAAGTTCAAGCGTGGGCTTGACTAACTCGAACTGAGCCGTAGTGATGCCAAGCGCGGTGCGCAAGGCAAGTGCGTTGAATGTTTTCTTCATGAATGAATCTCCAATAAAAAAACCCCATAGCGTTGGGGCGTTACGACCGACTGAGTTCCCCCAATCGATAAATCTATTATACCACAATGTGTTTGTGCATACCCTTGACAGCGTAGTTATGCCGTGGCTCGACCCCACCATACCCCCATCACCCCTTTGAGACAGCCGTGCCACGATGCCCCGTGAACACTGTTTTGCAGCCGCAAATTAAACTTTGTAATACCTTATACCTACCCCCATAAATTTTATAAAAAATCCAAATACCTCTTGTCAAACTTTGGACACCTCCAAATAAAAAAACCCCGACGTCTTTTGAACGCCGGGGTAAGGATGGTTATCCCATCAGGAGAAGCAAATGCGCAACTGCTTGCACACCTACCAGAAGTGAGTATATACTCCGCGAAACGAGGTTGCAAGGAACCGCGCATGTTTGAACACTTGGTGCAATTTAATCCGGGAGTCACCAGTCCGGAAATGTTTATCGAACTCGATGACGCCGAGCCGGGAGTAGTGCTTTCTGCTCAACATAAGACCGTCGAGTGGTTGGAAGAACTAGGCGTACGTCCAGACGACGAGATAGATACTGAGCAGCAGACTGCTGCGGCGCGTACCGCGTTTGGCACATTGACCACCACGGCTACCGACGCCGACCAGAAAGCAAACCTGATCCAACTAAAAACCCCAGAAGCTGTACGGCACTTGACGGGGATGCTGGCGGCTTACGACTGGGAGTTCGTGCAGCAAGCCAAAGAAATCAGAGGCTACGCCGTCGCTCAATTGATTGAAGAAACCAAATCGACCAACGCCAATATCCGCCTCAAAGCCTTGGGACTACTGGGCAAGGTCACGGAGGTCGGGCTGTTCACCGACAAGGTGGAGATCAAGAAAGCCGAACTCAGCGACAGTGAGATCGACGCCAAAATCAAAGAAAAGCTCAGCAAATTCATGGGCGTCATAGACGTAGTCGACATAACAGACGCGGACGACGTGCATATAAAAGACGAAAAAATAGACACGTCCGAAGAACGTGTACAAGAAATCCCCGAAGATGAACCTAAACAGCCTGACCAGTCTGACGAAGCCTGAGCTTGCTGCTCTTCAAAAGGCCCTCCCGACCATGACGGTCGCGGAGAAGATAGAACTCATGGACATGTTGGACGTTCGTGAGAAGCGGGCAAGCCTAGCGGCGGCCCACGACTCCATGCTTGGGTTCGCAACGGCGGTCTATCCGGGGTTTAAAATCGGTCCGCACCATAGGAAACTGGCAAAAATCTTCCAAGACGTGCTTGACGGCAAGAAAAAACGCGTGATTATCAACATCGCTCCACGTATGGGGAAGTCAGAGTTCTCCAGCTACCTGTTCCCCGCCTACTTCCTAGGTAAAAACCCTAATAAGAAGATCATCATGGGCACGCACACTGCGGGTCTGTCCGAGGACTTTGGTCGTAGGGTACGAAATTTGATCGACTCGGAGGAGTATGCAGAGATTTTTCCTCAAACTCATGTGGCTGATGACCAAAAGGCAGCCGGTAAGTGGTCTACGAGTGCTGGGGGCCAGTATTACGCTGCTGGTGTTGGGGGTGCTTTGGCTGGTCGTGGTGCCGATTTGTTTGTTATTGACGATCCTCACTCCGAACAAGACGTTAAAGCCAACTCAAGACTAGCTTTTGATACCGCATGGTCGTGGATGCAGACCGGACCGCTCCAACGTCTGATGCCGGGGGGTGCGATCATCGTGGTGATGACCCGTTGGGGAGTTTTAGACCTGACCGGACGCATCATTGACTACCAAACCCGTAACCCTGACTCCCCGCGCTGGGAGATTGTGGAGTTACCCGCACTACTTCACGAGAATACGGAGAATGAGAAGTCACTTTGGCCTGAGCAATGGCCTCTGGCAGCGTTAAAGAGTGCGAAAGCGTCTATTGACCCACGGTATTGGAACGCGCAGTACATGCAGCAGCCCACTTCGGACAACAGTGCCACCATTTCTCGCAAGATGTGGCGGATATGGGAGCCAGAAGACCCGCCTGTGTGCGATTACATCATTCAGTCTTGGGATACGGCGCACGAAACCAAGACAAACTCGGACTACTCAGCATGTACAACGTGGGGTGTGTTTTACAACGAGGAAGAAGGCAACGCAGCCCAGATCATTTTGCTTGATGCCTTTAAAGAACGCATGACTTTCCCAGAGTTGAAGGCCGCAGCGCTTAAACACTACAGAGAGTGGGAGCCTGATGCGTTCATTGTGGAGAAGAAGTCTGCTGGCGCACCATTGATACAAGAGTTCAGAGCGATGGGCATCCCTGCGTGGGAGACAAATCCTAGCCGTGGCAATGACAAGGTGGTACGATTGAATGCGATTTCGGACTTGTTCGCTTCAGGCATGGTGTGGGCTCCGGACACACGTTGGGCGCGTGAAGTTATTGAAGAAGTTGCATCGTTCCCAGTTGGCGAGCATGACGACTTCGTTGATACAACATCCCAAGCACTAATGCGATTCAGACAAGGTGGGTTCATATCGTTAGACAGTGACGAGAAAGATGAACCAATAATTTTTAAACGTAAGCAACACGCTTACTACTGAGGACCAACATGGCAACCAATATCGACAAAGCGCTGTACCAACAACCACAAGGTA